GACCGGCCTCACGTCGCAGCTCTCGGCCGACGGGGTGCACTACCAGTGCGCCTTCACCGATGCCGCGCTTTCGATCGGGTCGTGGGTCTGGGTCCGCTGGTGCCGCACGGACATCGGCGGCACCTACGGCGTGAACGGCGGCGAGCTGTTGCAGGTGCAGTGAAATGGCGAGCGTGCGCATGGACACGGTGCCCATGATCCCGGGCGCTGTCGTCATGGGCGTCACCGGCCTGGGCGTGCTCGGGTCGCAGGTGCCGGCGACGGGGCCCGGCGGGTTCCCTCCCTTCGGGTTCGAGGACATCGAGGCCGCGGACCTGGACGCCGAAGTGAGCTGGGAAATCCTCGACCTTCCGGAAGCCGGGACCCTTGAGGTTTTCGAGGACTCGTCCTTTCTCTTCACCGGCGCGCCGCCTGGCACGTACTCCTTCCACGCGCGCCCGCGCCGCTGGGGGCAGCCGCTGCCGGTGAAGCTCGTCGTGATCGTCGTCGGCGCCGAGCAGGCCAGTGTCAGCGCGCGCTTGGACATCGCGTGATGCGTATTAGCGAAACCATCACCGTCCTGCGCCTGTTCGTCCTGTCGGTGCTGCCGGCCGGAACCGAGGTCATCCGCGCGGTGGACAACCGCGTGCCGGAGCCCGACGGCGAAGACTTCGTGGTGATGACCGACCTACTGCGCGCGCGGCTGGCGACCAACGTGGTGGGCTACGCCGACGCTGTCGAGCAGGTGCGCAACGCGCAGCAGAGCACGAGCGTGACGGTGCAGCTCGACATTCACGGCCCGGCGAGCGCCGAGAACGCGCAGATCATCAGCACCCTCTTCCGCGATGACTACGCGGCCCAGTGGTTCGCCGACTCGGGCTATTCGCTCGCGCCCCTCTACACCGGCGACGCGCGCTTGATGCCTTTCCTCAACGGCGAGCAGCAGATCGAGCGTCGATGGTCGATGGACGTGGTGCTTCAGGCGAAGCCGGTGGTCACCACGGGCCAGGACTTCGCCGACACGCTGTCGATCAACCCGGTGGGCGCGCTCATCGAGATCGACGCCCAGTTCCCGCCCGGCTGATCCCGGGCGAGTCCCTGTTTCTGACCCGGCCGCCGCGAGCGGCCATTTCGCATTGGAGCGCTCATGCAGCAAACCATCCCCGCATCGCAAATCGTCTCGGTGGTGCCGGGCGTCATCAGCGCGGGGGGCACGGCCCTCGACCTGAATGGCCTCGGGCTCTCGACCGCAGCGCGAGTGCCCATCGGCTCGGTGCAGTCGTTCCAGACCCAGGCGGCCGTCGCGTCCTACTTCGGGGCCACCTCGACCGAGGCGGCGCTCGCGTCGGTGTACTTCGGCGGCTTCGACAACAGCCACATCAAGCCCGGCGCGATGCTCTGGGCGCAGTATCCCCAGGCAGCCGTCGGCGGCTGGCTTCGTGGCGCGAGCCTCGCGTCGATGACGCTGGCGGACCTTCAGGCGCTCACGGGCACGCTGTCGCTGACGGTGGCCGGCGTGGTGAAGACCAGCAGCAGCATCAACCTGTCCGGCGCTTCGAGCTTCAGCAACGCGGCCACGCTGATCCAGGCGGCCTTCACCACCCCCGGCTTCACGGTCACCTATGACAGCGTCTCGGGCGGCTTCCTGTTCACCGAGACGGCGACCGGCGCATCCTCGACGCTCACCTACGCCTCGGGCACGCTGGCGACGGCGCTCAAGCTCACGTCCGCGACCGGCGCGGCCCTGTCCCAGGGCGCCGACGCCGCCACCCCGGCGGCGTTCATGGACAGCCTGGTGCGCCTGACGACGAACTGGGTGAGCTTCTTCACCGCGTTCGACCCCGACACCCCGGGGAACAACTCGGTGAAGCAAGCCTTCGCCTCGTGGACCAACTCGCAGGGCAACCGCTACGTGTACGTCGCCTGGGACACGGACGCGACCCCGACCGCATCGACCGCGGCGACGGGCAGCCTGGGCTACCTGCTCGGCCAGGCGAACAGCTCGGGCACGGTGGTGCTCTGGTCCCCCGATGCGACGAAGGCGGCCTTCGTGGCGGGCTACTTCGCCTCGCTCGACTTCACGCAGCTCAACGGCCGCACCACGCTCGCCTTCCGCGCGCAGACGGGGCTCACGGCCGACGTGACCGATGCGACGGCCGCGGCGAACCTGCTGGCGAACGGCTACAACTTCTATGGCGCCTACGGCACCGCGAACGATGCGTTCACGTTCCTGAGCGACGGCTCCATCTCCGGCCCCTTCCTCTGGGCGGACAGCTACGCCAATCAGGTGTGGCTGAACAACGCCCTCCAACTGGCGTTGATGACGCTGCTCACCAGCCTGAACAGCATCCCGTACAACTCCGACGGCTACGGCCTGATCGAAGCGGCGTGCCTCGACCCGATCGAGGCGGCCGTCAACTTCGGCGCGATCCGGCCCGGCGTCGCGCTGTCGGCGCTTCAGGCGGCCGAGGTGAACAACGCCGCGGGTGCGGACATCGATCGCATCCTTTCGACGCGCGGCTGGGTGCTCCAGATCCTGCCGGCATCGGCGATCGTGCGCGCAGCGCGCGCATCCCCGCCCATGAGCCTCTGGTACATGGACGGCCAGAGCGTGCAGAAGATCAATCTCGCTTCGCTGGAGGTGCAGTGACATGAGCGACCTTTCCATCACCGCAGCAAGCGCCAAGATCCTGCTGTCCATCCGCGGCCTGTTCGACGTGCCGCAGCTCTTGCAGGGCTTCGCGCCCGACGAGGTGTTCGACATCCCGGCCCTCTCGCGCAAAGAGGTGCAGATCGGGGTCGATGGGCACATGTCGGCCGGCTTCATCAACGTGGTGAGCCCGATGAACATCACGCTGGCGGCCGACAGCCCGTCGAACCTGCTGTTCGACGCGTGGGACGCGGCCGAGACGGCAGCGCAAGTCACCTACTTCGCAAGCGGCGTGCTGCGGCTTCCGGCCGTCGAGCGCTCCTACGCGCTGACCAAGGGCGTGCTGACGGAGTACACCCCCGCGCCTCCCGGCAAGAAGGTTCTTCAGCCGCGCAAGTACACGATCACGTGGAACAAGATCGTCGGGGCGCCGCTGTGAGCCGAAACACGAAGCTCATCGTGATCGAGGACGGCCGCGACAAGGGCAAGGCGTTCGTGCTCACCGAACTGCCCGCCGCCAGGGCCGAGAAGTGGGCGCTCCGGGCCTTCCTCGGCCTCGCGAAGTCCGGCGTCGAGGTGCCCGACGAAGTCGCGGGCATGGGCATGGCCGGCATCGCGACGTTGGGCCTCAAGGCCCTCGGTGGCATCGAATGGGCCTACCTGGAGCCGCTGCTCGACGAGATGTTCACGTGCGTGCAGCGCATGCCGGACCAGCGGCAGCCCGAGGTGGTGCGCGCGCTGATCGACGACGACATCGAGGAGATCAGCACTCGGCTGCGCTTGCGCAAAGAGGTGTTCGGGCTGCACGTGGATTTCTCCAAGGCCGCCGCAGTCTTCGGCTCGGCTCCCGCGGCGGCCAGCGGTCAACTCGCCGCATAGCCGAATACCAGAACGTCCCGAAGTTGACCGCCATGGTGGTATCGAGTCGCCTCGCGACGCTGCACGAGCTGTCCACCGTCTACGGCACCGAAGACCTCCACGCGTTCATCGAGATCATCGTGGTGGATTCGTTCAACGGCCGAACCGAGGACTGATCGCACCATGCCGACGATCATCGACGCGCTGGTTGTCACGCTCGGCCTCGACCCGGCGGGGTTCAAGAAGGGGCAGGCCGAAACCGACGCCGCTCTGAAGAAGACGCGCGAGAACACCTCGCGCCACACGAAGGAGATCGAGAGCGACGCCAGGCGTGCGGCGGCCGGCTTCCGCGTCATGCGCAATGAGGTGCTGGGGCTCGTCGGCATCTCGCTGTCGCTGTCCGGCGCAGCGAGGATGATCGAGCGCATCACCACCAGCGATGCGGCGGCCGGGCGGCTGGCCAAGAACATCGGCGCGACGACCAAAGAGCTATCGACATGGCAGAACCTCGCGGCCAAGTTCGGCAGCTCGCCCGAGGAGGTGGCGAACGCATTCCGTCGCCTGAACGAGCTACAGCAGAACCTGCTGATCCGCGGCTACACGGGCGTCGAGAGTCCGCTCGCTCGCCTGCTGGGGTCCGACTTCGCGCAGTTCATGTCCCGCTCGGCGACGGTGATGGACCGCATGCGGCTGCTGCAAAAGGCGGTGGCCAACGCGACCAACCCGCAACTGGCGCAGGGACTGCTCGCGGAGATCGGCCTGGGCGAAGGCATGTTCACGATGTTCCGCGAGATCGGGGACGGGCTCGACGACTTGCTCAAGAAGCAGGGGGCCCTCAACTCAGCGACCGAGCGCGACAAGGAACTGGCCATCGAGCGACAGCAAGCATGGTCGCGTCTCCTGGACATCATCGACACGGGCACGCGACGGCTGCTGAACGACTTCATCACGCCGGAACTGAAGGGCATCATCAAGGGGGCCGAGAGCGGTGACCGCATCGGCGCGGCCTGGGAAGGCATCAAGAGCTGGGCCACCACCCCGCACCGCTTCCTTGGGTGGCTGTGGGACACGGTCACGGGCAAGCCGAGGGCGCCGGAGGCTCCGGCCGCCCCGCCGCCAGCCGCCGCACCACGGTCCGGGCCGCTGTCGTCCGACGCCAAGATGCTGATGCGCGGAGGGATCACACCGCAGTTCCTGGCCGCCTCTGCTGCGCGCGAAACGCAAGGCGCTTCGCTGGCGGCGAACATCGCCGATCTTCAGCGCGAGATCGGCCGACAGACGGACCCGGTGGCTCGCGGGGCCCTGGTTGAAGAGCTTCAGCGCCTCACCTCAGGCGCCTATCGGCAGGCCGCCGGAAGCAAGACCGAGGTGAACATCTCCCTCCAGGTGAACACCTCGGCCTCCACCGGGGCCGGCATCGCGCAGGACATTGCCTCCGCGCTGCGGCGTCAGAACTATTCGCTGGCCACGCACTCGGCCAGCGGCCCGAAGTGACCGTCATGGCTCTCTTGCCTCCGCTGCCGAACGGCATGCCTCAGCTCCAGAGGGTCGCCAACGCCATCGCGCCAGCGCAGCAGGCCCTCCAGACGGTCACGATCCTTCAAGCCGACAGCATCACGCTGCTGCGCAAGCAGGGGCCGCGGTGGGGGATCTTCAAGGGCGGCGCGGCTGTGGCGCAGGCCGACTCGGTGCTGACCTTCGAGTACAGGCAGGATTCCCACATCGCGCAGTACCCGCAGGAGAAGGGCGCCTTCCAGTCCTACAACAAGGTGGCGACGCCATACGACGCGCGCGTGCAAATGACCCGCGGCGGAACAGAGGACGACCGGGCCGCGTTCCTGGGCGCCATCGAAACAGCCGCGCGCTCGCTCGATCTGTTCGATGTCGTGACGCCCGAGCGCGTCTATTCGTCGGCGAACATCCAGCGCTTCGATTACCGGCGCACGTCTCGCGGTGGAGTGGGGCTGTTGACGGTGGAGCTGTGGCTGATCGAAATCCGCGCCACCGCGACAGCCAAGTTCACGAGCACCGCCACAGACGCAGCGGCGGACCCGAAGAGCGGTGGCACCTTTCAGGCGTACAAGGACGCGGCACAGAAGAAGGCGCATGAAGAGCTTCGTACGCGACTGGGCATCAGCCTGCCGACGCAATCGCAGCTCGCGACGGACATTCAGAAGTACCTCGGGCTCGGGGGCAAGTGATGCAGCGAATTCCGATGCTCGACGCGCCGTCGCAGTCGTTCAAGGTCGCCCTGCTCGGGCAGGCGTGCCGCATCGATCTGCGGCAAAACTCCACCGGCCTGTATTGCAGCGTTTGGGTCAACGATGCGCCGATCGTGCTTGGCGTGGCCTGTCGGCATGCCGCCCCGATCGTTCGGAGTCTCTACCTGGGCTTCGTCGGCGACCTCGTCTTCGTGGACTTGCAGGGCCAGGACGACCCGCGCTATCCGGGGCTCGACACACGCTTCGCGCTGTACTTCATCGAGCCCGGGGAGGTGTTCGCGTGACCTTCGTACGCCGGCGCATCGAACTGACGCTTCAGCTCGGCACGGGGGCCTTCGGTGAGGCGGGGAAGAACGAGGTGACCCTGAGCGGCCACCGCGTCCAAGTCAGCATCGTGAAGGCCATCGGCCCCGCCTCCGGCGAAGCGATGATCCGGGTGTACGGCGTCCCTCTCGAACGGATCAACGAGATCACCTCCCTGAACAGCGCGGCCGAAGTGGCGCGCGACAACAGGGTCATCGTCAAGGCGGGCGACGACCTGAACGGCATGGCGACCGTGTTCATCGGTCAGATCGTGCTGTCGCAGTTCGATCTTTCTGATCAGCCCGAGGCGGCCATCAACATCATGGCCCACGGGAACGGTCTGGACCCGGTGCGCAAGGTGCCGCCGCTCACATACACGGGTCCGACCGACGCGGCCATCGTGATGCAGGACATCGCGGCGCGGATGCGCAAGACCTTCGAGAACAACGGGGTGAGCGTCGTCCTGTCGAGGCCGTACTTCAAGGGCTCGCCGTGGGAGATGGCGCAGGAGTGCGTGAAGGCGGCCGGCATCCAGTGGAACGGCGGCGAAGACGACATCGTCGCGATCTGGCCGAAGGGTGGAAGGCGTGGCGGCGCGGTGCCGCCGATCAACAAGGATTCCGGCCTGATCGGCTATCCGCACTACGCATCAACTTCGACCACGGGGCAGCTCTCGGTGAAGACGGTCTTCAACCCTCTGCTGCGCCTTGGAAACGTGGTGAAGGTCGAAAGCGGCCTGAAGGTGGCAAACGGGCTGTGGCAGGCGTACTACATCGCGCACGAGATCGAGAGCGAGGTGCCCGGCGGCCAGTGGTTCACGCGCTTCGACGGGGCGGCGTATGGCTGAGCAGGGCTATCACTCGACCCAGGCGCTCGGCGACAGCGCGAGCCAGTTCAACGCCATCGCGTCGATCGTCTCGATGCTGCTCGGCCGCATCGCCACGGCGACGCTCGTGCGAGTGCAGGCGGTCACCACGACGGGCGCGGTCGCTCCGGCGGGGTATGTGGACATCCTGCCGCTGGTCAATCAGGTAGACGGCGCCGGCAACGCCGAGCCGCATCGAACGATCTACCGAGTGCCGTACTTCCGCCTCTATGGAGGATCGAACGCGGTGATCCTCGATCCGCAGGTGGGCGACATCGGCGTGGCGATCTTCGCCGACCACGACATCAGCAGCGCGGTGTCGAACAACGATCCCGCCAACGCGAGCGGACAGCGCGGGCAGGCAAACCCGGGCAGCGGTCGGCGCTTCAGCATGGCCGACGCGATCTATCTCGGGGGGCTGCTCGGCGACGCGCCGGACCAGTTCGTGCGCTTCAGTGCGGCCGGCATCGAGATCAGTTCGACCAGCCAGGTGACGCTGCAAGCGCCCGACGTGACGATCGACTGCGACTCGCTGACCGTCACCGCGAGCGGGGATGTTGCGATCAACAGCGCGAGCCTGACGCACAACGGGGTCAACGTGGGCGGCACGCATCGTCATTCCGGGGTGTCAACGGGTGGCGGCAACACGGGGGTTCCGGTGTGAAGACTCTTTACCTCGACCCGGACGCCTGGGATCTGGCCGTCGATGCGGCCGGCAACATCGCCGTCGCTGGCGCACCCTACGCGCGAGCGCAGGACGCGGCCAGCGGCATCCGCACCTTCGAGGGTGAGTGCTGGTACGACACCAGCATCGGCGTGCCCTACTGGCCCGACATCCTGGGCCATGCGCCGCCGATCGAGCTGCTGCGCGCGCACATCGTCGCCGGCGCCCTTGCGGGCAGCAGCGACATCGCGGGCGCGCAGGCATGGTTCACGCAGGTGGACCGAGAGGTTCACGGGCAGGTGCAGGTGACGGGCGTCGATGGCGCCGTCTCAACCGCGGGGTTCTGAATGACGACCAATGTGCCGACGGCGGAGATGACCGACAAGGGGTTCAGCGCGCCGCTCGAATCCGAAGTCCTGGCCGGCGTGATGGCCGACCTACAGGCGGCCTTCGGGGGCGAACTGAACGAGGCGCTGAGCACCCCGCAGGGGCAGCTCGCGCAGTCGCTGGCCGCCATCATCGGGGACGCGAACGATCAGCTTCTGGAGCTGTTCAACGGCGTGGATCCGGCGCTGGCCGCCGGGCGCTTCCAGGATGCCATCGCCCGCATCTATTTCATCGAGCGCAACCCGGCCCTCCCGACGACGGTTGTGGCCACGTGCAGCGGCTTGACCGGCACCACGATCCCCCTCGGGGCGAAGGCGCAAGACCAGTCGGGCAACCTCTATCTGTGCATCGAGGCGGGCGTGATCCCGGTATCGGGATCGATCGACCTGTCGTTCGCGTGCGCGACTGCCGGCCCGATCCCTTGCCCGAGCGGGTTCCTGAGCGCGATCTATCAGGCGCTGCCGGGGTGGGACTCGATCACCAACGCGTCCGATGGCGTGGAAGGGCGCGACGTGGAGTCGAGGGCGGACTTCGAGCTGCGTCGCCAGCAGTCGGTCGCGCTGAACGCGCAGGGCTCGATCGCGTCGATCCTGGCGGCCGTGCTGAACACGACCGGGGTGCTCGACGCGTACGCGGCCGAAAACCCCCTGGGGAGCGCCAGCGGGGCGTCGTTCAACGCATCCATCGCTGGCACCACGATGACCGTGTCGAGCGTCGCGAGCGGGACACTGGGGGTGGGGCAGATGGTTGCGGGCGCAAGCGTCGCTGTGGGGCAAGAGATCGTGGCCCTGGGCAGCGGCGTCGGCGGGACCGGCACCTACATCCTGAGCTACGCGCAGACGGTGTCCTCAGAGGCCATGACCTCGGCCGCCGGCGGCGTGCCGATGACTGCGCACTCGATCCTGGTGAGCGCCTACGGCGGCACCGATCAAGCGGTGGGCGAAGCGATCTGGTCGCGGAAGGCGCCGGGCTGCGACTACAACGGCACCACGTCGGTGACGGTGCAGGACACGGCGAACTACCAGCCGCCGTACCCGTCCTATCTGGTGTCGTTCTATCGGCCGACGCCGACGGCGGTCAAGTTCTCCGTGACGATGCAGTCGAATGCGCAGGTTCCATCGAACGCGGTGGACCTCGTGCGCGCGGCCATGCTCGCAGCGTTCAACGGGGCCGACGGTGGCCCGCGCGCTCGCATCGGTAGCGCCATCTTCGCCAGCCGCTTCTACAGCGCCGTCGCAGCGCTCGGGTCGTGGGCGCTGATCTACTCGATTCAGGTGGGCGTCGGCTCGGCCGACCGCAACGCGTTGCGGCTGCCGGTGACCATGATCCCCACGCTCGTGTCGGCCGACGTGCTCGTGTCCTTCACCTGAGCCTGTCGCCATGCAGAACTGGGAAAAGACGCTGCTGTCGCAGTACGCGAACAGCCCGATCCTTTGCAACGTGCTTCAGGGGATGAATGACGCGATCGACCCGCGCGTGCAGATCGATCAGTGGTTCCTGAACCTGTGGAACATCGACACGGCCAAGGGGTACGGACTGGACGTGTGGGGCCGCATCGTTGGTGTCTCGCGCTTCGTGCAGGTGCCCGATGACATCGACTACTTCGGCTTCCAGACCGGCGGCCTGCCCGAGCACTCCCTGCCCTTCGGCTCCGGTGTGTTCTGGGCCGGCATGCCGGCCACCGAAACCTACGAGCTGAGCGACGACGCCTATCGTTCGCTGATCTTCTTCAAGGCGTTCGCGAACGTCTCCGCGATGACGATCCCGAACCTGAACAAGCTGGTGAACAAGCTGTTCGGCGGCCTGCACGGGTTCTGGGTCGCGCGGGGCTACTACGTGGACGGCTTCATCGATTCTGGCGGCGAGGGCCGCGCCTGGGTGGAAGACCTGGGCGGCATGGCCATGCGCTACCACTTCGACTACGACCTGAACGAATACGAGCTGGCGATCATCGCCGCGCCTGGCGTGCTGCCGCACCCGGCCGGCGTGAGCGTGAGCATCGCAACCCCCTGAAACCACGAAGGGCACAAGAAGGCGATGAGCAGGACTGTGGAAGTCACCAAGCGGGCCGATTTGCCGCGCGCGCTGACCTGGGAAGAGCAGGACGCGAACATGCAGGCGCTGGCCGACGGAGTCGCGGCCGTCTCGCAGGACACGGACAAGGCTGCGTCGCGAAGCGCCACATCGACCAAGCACGCGACGGCGGATTACGCCCTGTCGCCCGGCGACACCGACCACACTTCCGACCTCGTCGCGGCCCTGACCGCGCTTGGCGGCGCCGGATTCCGCGGCCTGCTGGAGCTGCCCGCCGGGCTGGCCTACGACTGGGATGAGGTGACCTCGGCCGTGGGCGTCGGCACGGTGCTGAAATTCTTCTCGTCGAAGAACTGGGGCCAGCCGCCGGGCTACCAGAACAAGTTCATCGGCTTCTACTCTGGCGACGTGGCGGCCGACGACTTCGGCTTCATGCTCGGCAGCCGTCACCACCCGGCGATCTTCCTGCTGAACGACGGCAAGGCCGGCACGACGAGCGCGAACGAGCGGCTGGCGTCCATCCTGTACGCGGTGGGCATGGACTACGCGGGCGACCCGCTGCTGGGCATGATGATGCAGTTCCGGGACGACTCGGGCCGCTTCGCGCTCACGATGCGCGCGCAGGTGCCGCGCGACATCGCGTTTGCGAATCCTCAACTGCACACCCCGGGACACACCTACGCGGCGGGGGACTACTGCATCGGGGCTGGCGGCAAGGTGTACCAGACCGCGGCGGGGGGTGTGGCGGGGCTGACCGCGCCGTCGCACACGAGCGGTTCGGTGACCGACGGCGCGGTGCTGTGGGCCTACGTGCAGGGCGCGCTGTCCATCGACGCCACGCGCTTCGGCCTCTACGATGACGGCGAGCTGAGCCTCTACGGACCCGGCACCAAGCTGCTGATGACAGGCAAGGGCGCCGACGCCTCGCCGGTGATCAAGCCGACGCCCACGAACGGCTCAAGCGTCGAGGTGCCGGCCCCGTTCCTGAAGTGGGTGGCGGGGAGCGGCATCTCGCTGGTGAAGTCCGACGGGTCCGGTGCCTTCGGCACGCTGCTCGACGACGGGGTGCAGTTCGACATGATCGGGCAGCAGGTGGCGCCGCCGAGCGTCGCCAGCGCCTCGACGATCGCGCCGACCAAGCGCATCACCGTGGTGAGCGGGACGGGAACGATCAACACGATCACGCCGCCGCCGGGCATCGCGGCGACCGGCGGAGAGCTGATCCTGATCGCCAGCGGCGCGTGGAACGTCACCGCGGCCGGCAACGTCTCGGTGGCCTTCACCGCGGCGGTCGGCCGGCACTATCGGCTGGTCTGGGACGCGGGCACGAGCAAGTTCTACCCGGCCGGCTGGGATCGAGGGAACGCGCCATGAACAGCAGCGACGCACCGAGCAGGATCCAAGTCCCCTTCGCGCAGAGCGGGACCCGCACGACGATCCCCGTCCCTTCGCAGAGCGGCATCACCGCGGGGGCGGCCTCCTACACCGACGGCTTCCCGCCGCTGACGCGCACGCCGCCAGGCGCCGGGGGCATCCCGCCCGACGGGCGCGAGATGAACGGCATCCTCTTCGCGCTCTCCTCGGCCGCGTGGTGGGCGCAAGCTGGCGGCGCCGCCAAGTTCGATGCGGCGCACGCAGCCGCGATCGGCGGCTACCCGGCCGGCGCGGTGCTCCAAAGCTCCGACGGCTCGGGCTGGTGGTGCAGCACGGCGGACGCCAACGCCACCGACCCCGAGGGCGGCAGCCCGGCCGGCTGGGTGCCACACCCGGGCTACGGCGTCACCGCGGTGACCATGACCGGGTCGAACGTGACGCTCACCCTGCTCCAGGCGCTGCGCCCGCAGATCGTCATCACCGGGGCGCTCTCGGCGAACGTCAACCTCGTGCTGCCGGCCGGCTACCAAACGTGGCTGATCCGCAACTCGACCACCGGCGCCTACAAGATCACCGCGAAGACAGCGGCCGGATCCGGCGAGGCCCTGCTGCCGGGCCCGAACCTGGTTTGCGGGGACGGCGCGAACATCCAAGTCATCGCGGGGGCGTACGGTCAGGTGCTGGCCGCCACGGGCTACAAGATGCACCCCGGGGGCTTCGCCGAGGCGTGGGGCTCGACGACCATCCCGGGAGGGAGCAACAGCGGATCGGCGGCGATCACCTTCCCGGCCGGGCTCTTCACGGCCGTCTACGGGATCGACGGCGCGCCCGACCTGAATGCGGACTCTGGGTGGAACCCGACCATCCTGCGGTTCCCGAGCCTCACCACGGCCGGGGTGACGATGGTCGCCGACACGGGCAACGCCGGCGTCAACTTCAACGCCGGCATCAGCGTGCGCTGGAAAGCCTGGGGGAAGTGGAACTGATCCCCACAAAGAGGAAAGCCCCGGCAGCTTGCGCAGGGCTGCGGGGCTTTCGATGAGCGGGGGGCACGCCGCCACTGTCGCCGCGGCCCGAGGGCCGGGGCTCTTCCCCCAACGTAGACCCGGGCCGTGAGGCCCTTGTGCGCCAGTCGATCGCTGGCGCGTGTTTCGCTCAAGTGGGCGAATTGTGGCACGCCGCATGCTAATGATGCAAGCGGCGTGCCTGACGGTGCCTTGAGGTGCTGCGCTCCGTGCAGCTTGCCTCGGGCGGATCCCTGCTGAAGGTATCCGCGTAGGCATCGAGGCGAGTCGGCCTCGACAGGCTGTTGTTTCACATGGAACAAATCGGCCTGTTCGACATCCTCCTTGGGTGACAGGCCGGTGACGATGGAGACGAAGAAGGCCCGCTCTTTGGCGGGCTTTCGTCTTTCCGTCAGTTCATCGGATCCACGTCTTCGCGCTTGAAGCCGATCGGCATCGGCGACTGATGTCCCTGCATGAGCCGTGAGTACTGCTCTGGCCCGCAGACAAGCACGACATCCCCGAAGTCCCTCCACACCACGTTCTGAACCTGGCGGCCACCGGCACAGGTGACACGTACGGGCGCCCCCGGCTGAAGTTCTAACTGACGGGCTGTTGCAGACTGCATCTTGTTGTCCTATGATACGCAAAAGCCGCGGACGGCATTTGCTGAAAGCCGAAAAGCGGAGGACACAAGGAGCGTCACAGACATGGCATCAGAGACTCGCAAACAGGGTACCCCGCCGTACATCGCGCACCCGACTTTCCTTAGCTTTATCAAGGGCTTAGGAGAGACTGGCGTGCCCAGTCGAATCGACAAGAGTCTACTCCGCAACATGAGTGGTAGCAATCAGTCGGCGCTTCTTTCGGCGCTGAAGTGGTTCAGCCTCATCGACGACGCCGGGGCACATGGGGAGCGGTTGGAGTCACTGGCAAAGGCCGGCGACAAGGCCGGGGTCGTTCTCGGGGGCATGCTCCCGGAGGCCTACGCCTTCATGGCGGACGGCTCCATCGACCTGAGCCGCGCCACAGGTGCGCAGCTCGAAGAGAAGTTCAAGGAGTACGGCCTGTCAGGCGAGACTGTGGTGAAGGCAATGTCCTTCTTCTTGTCCGCGTGCAAGGAGGCCGGCGTGCCGATCAGCGCGCACATCAAGCTCCCCAAGATCACGCGCTCGAACGGCAGCGCGAAGGCCAAGCGAGGCAGCGGCAAGCCAGCGGCCGACCTGGGCGGCGATGAAGATGACGGCGGAGGGGCGGGCGGCAAGCCGCCGCAGGTGAAGTCGGCCGCCGATGCGCTGATGGACAAGTTCCCGGCGTTCGATCCGTCCTGGCCTGAGAAGATTCAGGAGCAGTGGTTCGCGGCGTTCGCCAAGATGCAGGACATGGTGAACAAGTGAACCCCACGAAGGAGGATTCAGCATGAGGAGGGCTCGAGGCCCCGGCGATCCGCTCGCCGTACCCGGGGCCGAAATGGAGAAGGCCGCTAGCTCGGTGCACCCCTGCAAGAGAGCACGAACTAGCGGCCGTCGGTGAGCGCCGCGACTGGCCCCCACGGTGGAACGTGGGGATGTGCGACCAAAGTCTGATGAGGACTCAGATGACGAGGATCAGCTTCAGGGCTGGCATCCCGCCTCGCGCCGCGCCCCTGACACGGGCGGGAACGGCCGGGGTACTGCCGATCAGGTAGACCACCGCCATCCGGCCGGGAACCAACCCGGCCGGCTAGCATTTTCCCTCATACAGAGGGGGGCGTCTACCTCGCTGAGCGCCCGTGGCGGAAGTGGTAGACGCCGCGACATCTAGGGTCGCCGCCTGGGAAGGCGTGCGGGTTCGAGTCCCGCCGGGTGCACTTTGACATTGCGCCGACGATGTGGCGGCGCTTGAACGCGGGGGCAAGAACTTCTTGCTGATCGTCTGCGCATCAATCAGAATCGCGCCACCCTGTCAAGGTGGAGTTCTGCCGCATGCGACTAGATGAGCTGGCATGACTATTGCCGGCTTCTACCTGACCCCGGAGGGCGTTGTGCTTGGCGCCGATAGCACAACTTCTGCTCCTACAGAGTCAGGCATGCATTACCTCGACTTCAACCAGAAGGTCTTTGAGATCGGTGAATCGAGCACTTTAGCGTTGATGACGTGGGGCCTAGGGGGGTTGGGCTCGAAGAGTCACCGGACCTTGGTAGCCGAGTTGGCGGACTCTCTCAAAGAACAACCCCCGGGGTCGGTTGAGGAGGTTGCTGGGCGCTGGATTGGCATCGTCTGGCCTCTTTATCAGGCATTCCCGTTCCATCAGAAGTATCAGGCGCTCAAGGCGAAACCGGCTCCAAACCACTCAGACCCGGCCGCGAGAACAGACAAGGAAGAACTGGAGTTTTCGACTCTTAGAAGCGCTCTTGTTCTGGGATTCTGCATCGGCGGATATGTGATGCCAGACCGGACTCCAAAGGCTTGCAGTATGGTCTTTGACCCGGATAGCTTGGGCGCCCCGCCGGCAGTTGGTGTCACCACGCGGGAAGGCCACCAGTGGTGGGGCGTTCCCAACATGGTCGGCCGCTTGGTGTTTGGCTCTGACCCCAACTTGCGGGCCGCGATCCTGGCGTCGAACAAGTGGAATGGCACGGAAGCTGATCTGGACCAGATCCTCGCTAGTCAGCGGCTTGCTCATGCAAGCCTTCCGATTAGGGATGCTGTGGA